AAAAAGAAGATCGCACTCACCCTTGGTATTATGATAATTCTTTTGACTGCATGTAATGAAGCTGATACGGTTTCACACAACATCTCAAAGGCTGCCGACTCATTTGAAGTACAAAGGCGAATCGTATTTTTCAACGGCATCACCGACAAGTATCTCCTTACCATCGAGGGGCTGTGTTCACTCGGTAACAATGACGATCCAAGAGAACTGAGCGTCACCTGCAAGGTAGGCCCGACCTCATACAAAAAGCACTATCTCGGATTAAGCGATAACGTAAGTTATTTAGTAGAGCAAACCGACGCAGTTGAAGCAGACCCATTCCATTACCGTATATTGTTCCGTCCCGAATCCATCATTCCCGACATCGATTTGCAGACAAGCAAGTAATGCACTATGTTTGCACTTTTGCACTTATTTTCCGTGATAGATTGATAGAGTAGAGTTGTGCGCGTAGAGCCGTCCTTGTAGGGCGGTTCTTCTCGTTGCGGGTAATGTTCCCCTTAGGGCAAGCGCAGGGTGGGGCGCAGGGAACACCTTGTACTGTTACAGCATATAGTGAGCGCTACATGCTGACAGGGAGGTGCCAATGATCGGGTGACGTCTTGGGCGTTACCTGGTCGCCGTTTTCGAGCGCAAATCAAACACGGCGAATTCCGGTTCTCAGGAGGGAACTAATGAGTGTAAAGCGTAAGCCTGGAATCGCGTGGAGCGAAACCGAAGTCGAAGCATTGCACAACCTCCTGAGACAAAACCCCAATGAGACCTATGACTTCTATGCGCGTCAGATGGAGAGCCAGTTCGCGGGGAAATACACCGCTGACTCGATACGAAAGCAATTAAAGAAATCCAACGTTGTTTATTTAAACCAAAAGAACGCCGAACCGCAGGACATCAACGAACTGTTGGACATACTCGCTTCCGCACAAAAGAAGCTGCAGGAGTTTGATGACCGGCAGACGGAAGTGACGATCCGCATAGAGGACGACAAGCCGATTGGACTGTTGTTCTCCGGGGATTGGCACGTGGGCGGGCTATACACCGACCATGAAGCGATGAGACGCGACTTCGCCTGTTTCAACGATACAGACGGGTTATATGTAATCGGCATGGGGGATTACGCAGACAACTATATTACGAGATCCCACGCTGGGGGGATGTTTGAGCAGATCATTAACGCCGACAAGCAAAGGGAAATCGTTGAACATTTCATCGACCAGTTAGCGGACAAGCTCCTTGTACTCATAAAGGGGAATCACGACAACTGGGAGCTGAAAGAAACCGGCGAGGACTTTGTCAAATACTTAGCGCGTAAAGTTAGCGTTCCTTATCTGTGGTACGGCGGAGAAATCACGCTTCAACACGGAGAGGCAGAATATAAGATTCACGCCCATCATTCATACCGTTTCAACTCATCGCTCAACACAACGAACTCACAGCGACACCTATTCGGTAGCACGCACGCTGACATCATCGCCTTGGGCCATCTCCATTACAACGAGACACACGCCAAAACAAGCGGCGGTAAAGACACGATATGGATACGCACAGGATCCTATAAGCTTACAGACGATTACAGCCAATGGATCGGCGGACTCAAGTCTGACCCGCGAAGCCCGATGGTGGTTATATACCCTGACGCCAAGAGAGTCATCCCATTCCGCGACTACAGAGACGGAATCGAATATCTCAAGATGGTGAGAGCATGAGGGTGCAACTAAACCAAGACAACATGATAACTTTCTTCGCACAAATCATACATTGCAACAAATCACACACGCTTCTGCAGCAGCAGCTTATCGAGTATGACCAATTAAATTGTGGAGAATGCGGTGAACCTATCGCTTTCAAGTGTGAGGGAAATGGTTTGTGGTACCTAGCAGGCGGACGGATATTCGAGTGAGGTGATTCGGATGAAATATTTAAAACATTGGCTGTGGTTCGCAAAGGAAAGTTACTCCTTTATGCGTGGACATAATCGAGTGGCGATAACATGGGGAATCATTCGCAAAGGACATGGATTCGCCAAGAGCATGTGCGAGTGGGATAAGATGACTTCCCAGCAACGAGAAGCATGGTACCTCTCTGGAGAGGGTAGAACGCTTGAATTTTAGCTTCGATTCGACCGAATAAGCCCAACGAAGTGGGGGCCGTATGGTGGATGTAGCCTTATCTGTAGGATTCATCATATTAGTCACAGCAGTATTAGTGTTTATCACACCAGAAGATAAGAGGTGACATGATGAAAGCAACAATAAACGGAATCACCGTAGAGGGAACACCGGAGGAAATATTCGATCTCATGTGCAGAATGGGTGATGCCGGTTCGAAACGAAACAGCAAGCATCTGATCGGCAATACGGATTGGTTGCAGAAAGAAATCGAGGACGCGCAAAAGAGACAAGGCCTCAGTTGGATACCAAGGGCTGTATTACAGTGCAAATAAATGGTCAAAAATACGGGTGTTATACTCGAAACAATGTAAATGAGTGCAAATGAGGTGAAAAGGATGGCGGAACTGACCGCGAAGCAACAAAGGTTCGTTGATGAATACTGCGTTGACTTGAACGCGACACAGGCCGCTATTCGCGCAGGGTACACCAAGGAAACATCTCACGTACAGGGTCCGAGGCTGTTAGGAAATGTTAGAGTACGCGAAGCGATTGAGAAGAAGCAGCGGCGGCTAGAGGTTAAAACGGAACTTACCGCTGAATGGGTGCTGAAAGAGTTTGCGGAGAACCACAAACTTGCACGAGAAGTTGGGGAGCTGCCGGCATCGAACAAGGCGCTGGAGATGATCGGCAAGCATTTGGGAATGTTCAAAGACAAAGTGGAACTGACCGGAGACGAAGGCGGACCATTGAAAGTAGTGTTCAATATTCCGAGGCCTCATGCCGACGATTAACATTCCTTATCAGCCGAACGCAAAGCAATCGCTGTTTCACTCTTCCAGCGCGGATGAGGTTGTATACGGCGGTGCCAAGGGAGGCGGCAAAAGCTGCGCCCTTGTGATGGAGTGTCTTGCTTACGGCCTAGAGAACGCCGGAGCGGAGATGTACATATTCCGCGAGACCTACGATGACCTGGAAGCCAACATCATCCGCGAGTGGAAAGAGAAAGTCCCGAGGGAACTGTACAGCTATCACGAGTCCAAACACGTTGCCACGCTGGTAAACGGCACAACTGTAAAGTTTCGATATATCCGAAGCTATGCGGATGCCGAAGGATATCAAGGCCGGTCAATGGACTGGATCGGCGTCGATGAGCTGACCAAGCACGAGAAGCGGAGCATTCAAGTCCTTCTATCCTGCCTGCGCTCGCCAAAGGGATTCAAGCCCACGTTCCGAGGCACTTGCAACCCCGGCGGCATCGGTCATGTGTGGGTGAAGGAAGATTATATCGAGGCTACAGAGTACGGCAAGCATCCAGCGAGCGATCCGGTGACAGGCAACAAAAGAGTGTTCATTCCCGCGAAAGTGTACGACAACACGGTGCTGATGCAAAATGACCCCAACTACGTGAAGCGCCTGGAGAACCTTCCCGAGAAGGAGAAGAAGGCGTTCCTGCACGGGGATTGGGACATATTCGAGGGGCAGTACTTCGGTGAGTTTAAGCGTGATATCCACGTGATCGAACCGTTTGTTATACCGGACCATTGGCGCAGATACACCACGATGGACTACGGCCTCGACATGCTGGCGGTGCTGTGGATTGCCGTAGACACGCAGAACAACGCCTACTGTTACAAAGAACTGTACCAAGACAATCTCATCATCAGCGAAGCAGCCAAACGGTACAACGAGGTAAACGGCAAGGATAAACCGCACGCACGCTATGCGCCTCCCGACCTTTGGAACCGCAGACAGGAAACAGGCAAAAGCGCCGCTGACCTGTTCAGAGAAAACGGGATGCACCTGATTAAAAGCTCCAATGACCGCGTGCAGGGATGGTACAACGTCAAAGAGTGGTTGAAGCCCATTCAAACCAGAGATGAGCAGACCGGCGAGGAAGTCACCACATCCCGACTTAAAATATTCGCCAACTGCACGAACCTGATCCGAACGCTTCCGCAGCTTCAGCGGGACGAGAAAGATCCTAACGACGTAGCAGGCGAACCGCACGAACTAACACACATACCCGATGCGCTGAGAGGCTGGTGCATCACGCGCCCTGTGGCGTCTGTAGCGCCTCGCAAGGATGAGGAAGAGGTAACGCCGCAGGAGAAGCACGCCAAAGCCGTCAAAGCGATCACAGGCGGAAAGCCGAAGGTATCCGCGTTTACAAGGTGGTGACCATATGCAATTCATACTCGGACTGCTCTCTGGAGCGGTCTTTTTGTCGTTGCTCATACTCGCGTTTTATCTCGGACAGCGCAGACACTTGGCGCCGAAGAAAGAGGCAAACGAAGATGAACAGCGCCGAGCTGAGAAGCTGCGCAAGGACTTCCAAACGCTGATGCAATATGACCTGAAAACGGCGATGCAAAGAAAGAAGGTGACATGACTTGGCTGAAACCGTGAACGACTGGAAATTGTACGAGGCGGGACGAAACTATAATAACCGCCTAGACCCGAACTATTATGAGACGGTCGATGCCAACATTGATTTCTTCTCAGGCAATCAGTGGCGCAACCTTCCCGATGTGGATCTGCCAAAGCCGGTCATCAACATCATCAAGCGAGTCATCACCTTCTTTGTGGCGTCCATGACCACGAGCAAGGTGAAACTCCACTATGAACCGCTGATGATGGCGGATAACACGCCCCCTGCGGAGATATTGGCTGCAGATGTGGCAAACGCGGTGACCGACACCCTTTTCGACAAATTCAAGATTGAATACAAGGTGAGAGACGCGCTGTTTGACGGTGCGATCACCGGCGACTACTGCGCTCACTTCTACTTTGACATCGACAAGCGCCCATATCTGGCGATGGAAGGCGTCAAAGGCGAAATCTGCATGGAGCTTTTAGACGGTTCCAACGTGATGATGGGCAACGCCAACAATCCCAAAGTGGATGTGCAGCCGTACATCATCATCTCGGGCCGGGAAATGGTAGAGACGTTGAAAGAGGAAGCCAAGGCCTACTCCCAGGATACAGACGCCATCGTTTCGGACACAGATTACCAGTATCAAGCCGGGGATGCGTCGAGAATTGAAGTGGAAGGCGACGAATCCGGCAAAGCCCTCTACATCATCGTGTACAAAAAGGATAAGCAGGCCGGCACCATCAAGGCATCCAAGTGCGTTCAGAACGCCTACATCTACAAGGACATTGATACCGGGCTATCCCACTATCCGATCGCTTGGGGCAACTGGGAAAAGCAAAAGAACCAATACCACGGACGCGCCTTGTGTACGGGGATGCTGCCGAACCAAATCGCCATCAACCGCATGTTCTCGATGGTCATCTACCATTTGATGATGACGGCGTTTCCCAAAGCGGTGTACAACGCGGATTATATCGCCACGTTCGACAATGCCATCGGATCTGCCATTGGCATCAGCGGACTCGGACCCGAAGCGAACATCCGCAACATCGCCGGATATTTGGAACCGGGGAACATGAGCAACCAAATTGCCCAAATGATCGAGATGCTGATGCAGTACACCAAAGAGACACTGGGCATCAGTGACGCAGCCTTGGGACAGATTGACCCGAAAAACACCTCAGCGATTATCGCAGTCCAGAAAAGCAGCGCCATCCCAATGGAAAACGTCAAGGCGGGGCTGTACGAGTGGATTGAGGACATCGGCAGAATCCTCTTTGACATGATCGGCACCTATTACGGACTTCGACCCCTTGTGCTGGAGCAGGAAGGGCAGAAGGTTCAGCAGATGTTTGACTTCGCGGTGTTCAAAGACATGTGGCTCGACGTGAAAGCGGAAGTTGGGGAATCGTCGTACTGGTCGGAGATCGCCGCCATTCAGACGCTCGACAACCTTTTGGCGAATCAGCATCTCGATATTATCCAATACCTTGAGCGCATCCCTGACGAGTATGTCCCGCAAAAGGATAAGCTCATCAGCGAGGTTAAGGAGAGAATGGCACAGCAGCAGGCCATTCAAGCCGCAGGCGATCCGATGAACCTTGTTTCTCAACTGTCACCGGAGGAACAGCAGGCGTTCATGAGCGCGCCGCCAGAGGTGAAGCAAAAGATTCTCGCACAAGTCGGCGGTCAACCACAAATGAAGTAAAGGGGCATGGGTGAGAATCCTATGCCCCTTTGTTATGGGACGATAGGCTGATCACCGAACACGCAGCACTCTACTGCGTTTCGTCCCATTCCCATTAGAGGACACGGAGAGGGTGTTGATATGAAAAACGAATACAGAGTGTTAGGCGAGACAACGATTATTTATCTTAATCGCAGAGATGGCAGTGTCCTTGAATGCTTAATTGACACCACTGACTTGGAGCTAGCCAAACGATTCGTTGGTAAATGGTACTCACACAGGAATTATGTGTGCGGAAACTCCAAAGTAGGGGGAAAAGGCACGACAATATTCCTCCACTCGCTAATTCTAAACACGCCTAAACATTTGATGGTGGATCATATCGACGGTAACACACTGGACAATCGCAGGAAAAACATTCGGAATGTTACACAGGCGCAAAACAACCAAAATCAGCAGGGTGCTTACCGAAACAACAAATCAAGCGGGATACGCGGGGTTTCCTGGCACAAGCAAGTTAAAAAGTGGTATGCGAGTGTTATGGTATCAGGCAAACAAACATACATTGGCATCTTTGATTATATTGCAGAAGCCGAAAAAGCGGTTATCGAGGCTAGAAGAAAATTTCTCCCATATTCGCAAGAAGCACTCTAAACCAAGGGTGCTTCTTTTGTTTTAAATCTGACCTCAGTAAGTCGTTAAACTGCTGAACGGTCACCAAGCCGTTAAGGAGGTTGCATGGACGAGGACATGATTCTTCCAGATGATTTCGAGACAACACCAGTCGTAGAGACATCTGAAGAAGCCGTTGAAGCCACACCCGAAGCCGAGGATACCACCAAAGCTGCGGAACCGGCAGAGACACAGCAAGCGCCGCAGACAATCAAGATCAAGTACAACCATCAAGAAGAAGAACTCACACTTGATCAGGCGGTCGAGCTTGCACAAAAAGGCAAAAATTACGAAAAAGCCGTCGAGCGTGCGCGTCAAGAAGCGGCACAGGCGGCAAGAGACGCTTGGGTGGCGGAACAAGGTTATACGTGGAACGGCAAGACCATCACCACGGAAGCCGAGTTTAAGCAAGCCAAAGCGGAAGAAGAACTGATCGCCAAGTACCGTGACCGCGACCTTCCCGAGGAAGTCATCAAGGAGCTGGTGGAGTCCCGCAAGTTTCGGGAGGAAGCCAAAGCCGAGCGAGCGGCGCGGGAGGAACAGTCCAAAAAGGATGCGGAACTATCCGACTTCCTTTCCTACTTCCAGCAGGAAGAAGGCAGGCCCTTCGATTCAAACAAAGACGCCATTCCCAACGAGGTGTGGGAGGCGGCAAACAAAGGCGTTCCCTTAAGGTTCGCTTATATGGAGCATCAGGCAAGGCAACTTCGTTCTCAGCTCAAGGTTTACAAGCAGAACGAAGAAAACGCAAAGAAAGCCCCGGTCAAAAGCGTCACCGCACACGGATCTACGGAGACAGCAGCGGAAGATGAC